TGGCGACAAGGCTTTCAAGAGCAACTGATAAACTCTCTTTGAAACTCATTGCTCTTCCTCCTTTACCACACGATATTTTCTAGCTGCTCGGGCGTAGTGGCGAGCCGCGCCCGCACCTCAAGCCCCTGTTGCTTGCCGATGATGGAAACAATTGCCTGTTCAGCCGTCAACGCATTCAAGAGGATGCGCTGGGCGAACGCTTCATACCGCGCGACGCTCTCAAGACTCCCAAGCACCATGTCTCCAAAAGCCACGCGGGCATCGGCGAGATTTTTGACGTAGGCCGCCTCCGGGGATTCGACGGAGGCAAGGATGTCGGAAGCACCCTTCTTCTGCTGGGCGAAGGACTCCCGTTCGCCCACGGTGTAACCCGCAGTGAAAGCGGCGACGGCCTTATCGCTTTCCCGCTGGATAGAGCGGATCTTCTCCGTCCTCAGATCTTCGATGGAGACGACGGGCGGCTCGTAGGCCGCTATCGGGAACGTCCCCATCTTCTCCCGCACATACTCCGTGGCCGGGGCATCATCGTTGGGGGTGTAGGCGAAGGGAAGATCCCCTTCGTCAGTTTCGAGCACCAGGTCTATGAGGGTGCCTGTCTCTTCAATGAATCGTGCGTCCTTGATGCCGAGGATGGTCATGATTTGCCCCCGTTCCTATGCGGTGCGGACAAAGAGTCCGGTATTGAGTGAACCAGTGCCGCTCATGCGATAGACAGTGCTCCCTGAAATATTTTTCCATGTACCTGCCTGTGCTACACCTAAGAGCATGGACAAAGACCCATCAGCTATTCGACACACACCTATAGGCTTAAGATTAGATCCGGAAGTGGTCCCGTTATTGGCCACATCTGCCGTTGTAATTGTGAGTCCCAAAAATGCAAGCGTCCCGACAGGCAACGCCGAACTCGTCGGTATCGGTGCATAGCTGTGGGTGTGGCTCGACTCCGCCACGCCTGTGATGGCGTGGGTGTGGCTTGTACTCGTCGCCGCATTCGATGTGGAGGGCGAGCACGAACCGGGAGTCCCCAGAGAGATTGTCCTGTTCGCGGAAAGGTCTCCCCCACCCGTCAACCCATTCCCTGCGGTCAGGGCGAGTGTGTCCAGAACAACTCCGTCTCCGAGGACAACTAAGGGTTTGTTGAAATAGAAACTCGGCCTGTCCGTGTAAATGTGTGCCCAGGATGTGTTTGCTGGGCCGAAGTCGATGTACCCGCTGTAGGTCTGCACTCTTGCCCATGCTGATGTCGTTAAACCCGAGTGGGTGTGACCATCAAGAGAAAGCTTCGACCAAGCGGTCCACCCGCTTGTTGAATAATAAGACCTCACATATACATCGCTGGTGTTGTAACCCTGCCAGTGCTGGGTCACTCCTGCCGATAAATACACTCTTAGAGAGAATGCACAGGGCACAGGTATATTAGACATGGTGGAAGCGGTTGCATTTAACGAACAGTAATAAAAACCCGGAACGGTGTAATCATTCAGGTCTGCCCCCGAAGGAACTGCTTCCGCTTTCTTGTAGTATTTGGTGTCGTGCGAGTGGCTATCATCAGCCACCGTTGCCGCGATGGAGGCATTGGCACTTCCGTCAAAGCTCGCCGATCCCGTCACGCCTCCGGTTAAAGAGATAGTTCTGGCCGTTGCCAGCTTCGTGGCGTTCGCAACGGCAGACGTTATGTCTCCGCCGCCATGGGTGTGGGAGACCGGGGCGTAGCTGTGGGTGTGCGAACTTGCGGCCTTGCCGTCCAGGGCGGACTGCAACCCGTCCACATTCCCGATCACATGATTATGAGAATCGTCGGCCACCGTCGTGGCAATGCTCACGTTGCCCGATCCATCGAAGGAGGCGGACCCGGCCGCATCGCCTGACAGGGAGATCGTTCGTGCGGCAGCCAGCTTGTCGGCGGCGGGGACAGAATCTCCATCCTGCAGCTGCTCTATTTGCCCTCCGTTCAGTACCAGCGGATGCCGGGTCGCCATATCGCCCTCCTAGAGCTTGATGGGTTCCCGGATGGAGATTTCCAGCTCCGTCTCCGAGATCGCCGTCCCGACGCAGACCACGTACTTCCCGGCCCCGGAGGGAGGGGTGCTGGAAACCAGCCCGGGGGTCGCATCGGAAAGATAGTAGGTTGCCCCGGCGGTCAGTCCCGTCATCCCGGGAAGGATGCCGTCCGTCTGGACGGGGCCGCTTGCCGAAGCACCGATACTCTCTGCCGCGAACCCGATCACCCGAGCCGTGGCGACCGCATTGGCCTGCGCCTTCGTCACCGTCCCGGCAGCGGAGACATATACCGCATCCCCCACAACAAGAGCTGCCGAAGCGGTGAGGTTCACAACATCCTTTCCAGTGGTCGCCGCATCGAGGGTGTCGCCGGACTGGAGCTGCTCGATGGTACCGCCGTTCAGTACAAGAGGTTTTCTGCTCGCCATTTGCATCCTCCTTCTACAGCCTCACGGGCTGTTCGATCGATACGGCAAGAACCTCGTCGTTCATTGCCGTTCCTACTTTTTGCACATACTCTCCCTCGCCGCTCCTGGGGACAGTCGCGAGAGCCCCGTCGCCGAGGAAATAGCTGTTCCCTGTGGATAGTCCCCACCCCACAATCCGCAGGAACCCGCATAGCAGAACTCTGCACGCCGC